GATGGCCGCGGCTGGGTTCTCGAAAGCGAGGAGTGACAGATGGCCGTCCTGACTGTCGAGGACGCGAGCAAGGGCATTCAGAGCCTGACGATGAACACCGCGGCCGGCGGCGGTGACTCGGTGGCCGCCGGGTCGAAGATGGGTGGCTGGGAGCTCCCGGTGCTCATCGTCGTGCGGAACACGGACGCGCCGTCGAAGACGGTGACCGTGCAGGGCACCGCCTACGTCGTGCCCGCGACGACCGGCATCGCGGTGATTCCGATCCGGGGCTCGTTCAAGCCGGGCGATTCGGTGGCGGTCACCTACTCGGCGGTGACCAACGTGACCGTCGGCGCGTGCCGCCTCTACGGGCCGCTGGAGTAGGCCGATGGCGTGGCAGCCGGACTACATCACGATCGCGCAGCTGAAGGCGTCCCTACGCATCAGCGACGCGGTCGACGATGCCGAGCTACCCGCCATCGTCACCGCGGCGTCCCGGGCGATCGATCTGTGCTGCAACCGCCAGTTCGGCAAGGTCGCCGCCCCGGAGCAGCGCTACTACACGGCCCGGTTCTCCTGCCGGCGGGGCCTGTGGGTCGTCGACGTCGACGACCTGATGTCCACGACCGGCCTGACCGTCCTGGTCGGCTCCACGACGGTCACGAAGTACACCCTGGAGCCGCGCAATGCCGCGGCCGAGGGCAAGCCGTGGACGCGGCTGGTGTTCGCCGTCGACGCCGAGATCCAGCCGACCGGTATCGACGGCGAGGTGGCCCCGACCGGGTCGTGGGGATGGACCGCCGTGCCATCCCAAGTGACAGTCGCCGCGAAGCTGCAGAGCTCCCGGTTCGTCGCCCGCCGCGATTCCCCGTACGGGATCGCCGGGTCGCCGACCACGGGCTCGGAGCTGCGGCTGCTGGCCCGGGTCGACCCGGACGTGGCCGTCTCGCTGGCCGGCCTGGTCCGGCCGCGGAAGGTGGGGTGACCGGTGAACCTCGCAGCGATCATGGACGAGGCGGCCACCGTGCTGACCACGATCACCGGGCTGCGCGTGACCGCCTGGCCGCCCGGCTCGGTGGTAGCACCGGCCGGCGTCGTCTCGTACCCGGACCGGGTCGACTACGACCAGACGTACGGCCGCGGCGTCGACCGGATCGCCGGGATCCCGTTCGTGCTCGTCGCCGGGAAGGCCACCGAGCGGTCCGCCCGGGACACGGTGGCCGGCTGGGCGGCCGGGGCGGGCAGCTCGAGCGTGAAGGCCGCGATGGAGGCGCACACCTGGACGTCGTGCGACGACCTGACGGTGACCCGCTGCACGTTCGATGTGGTGACGATCGCCGGGGTCGACTACCTCGCCGCGATGTTCGAGGCCGACGCCATCGGCACGGGAAAGGTATAGATCATGGCCAACATTCATGGCAAGAAGACGGTCGTCAAGCTCAACGGGACGGCCCTGACCACCTACTCCGAGAACTCGACGGTGGACATCGAGTCCGACGAGCACGACCTGACCACGTACGGCAAGAACAGCCACGTCTTCGGCGGCGGTCTGCTCAAGAGCTCGTTCACCGTCTCCGGGTTCTACGACTCGACGGCCAGCACCGGCCCGCGCGCGCTGATCCTGCCGCTGGTCGGCAGCAACGTGACGTTCATCCACCAGCCGGAGGGCACCGGCTCCGGGCTGCCGCAGGACTCCGTCACCGTGCTGGTGAAGAAGTACTCCCAGACCCACCCGGTCGCGGACTACGTGAAGTGGACCGTTGACCTGACCGGTTCCGACGACGTCAACTCCACTCCGCAGTAAGGGGCCGCGATCATGGCTGCACTCTCCGCCACCACCCCGACTCGCGCGGGTGCGACGACCTCCGGCGCCGCTGTCGCCGCGTCGGACACCATCGCCCGCACGATCCTGGGCACGCGCGGCGCGTTCCTGGAGATCATCAACGGAAACGCGTCGTCGGACACCGTGGCCATCTCCGACGCCTCCACCACGAACACGGGTGCTGCGGCAACCGCGGGCGGCGGCTCGGTCACCAACGCCACCTCGAAGATCTTCTTCATCCACCCGCAGCAGGCCGACTCGTCGACCGGGAACGTCACGGTCACGCACTCGGTCACCGCCACGGTGACGTACAAGCTGTACCCGCTCGGCTGAGGAGACCACCGGTGACCGAATACAGCAGCGCCGACGACCTGATCGCCGGGGACCTCGGCGAGGGCGAGGACATCACCCTGCCCTCCGGCAGGACGGTCCGCGTCCGCGGCCTGTCCCGGTACGAGCTGATCTTCAACGGCAAGGGCACCGAAGACGCGGGCCTGATCGAGCGCCGCAACGTCGTCTCCGCCGTGCTCGAGCCGAAGCTGACCCTGCCGCAGGTCGAGGCGTGGCAGCGCAACAGCCGTGCCGGCGGCGACTTCAAGGCCCTTTCCGAGGCGATCCGGGACCTGTCCGGGCTCGGCGAGGGAGCCCAGAAAAGCGAAGTGGCTGAGGTTTCAGATTGACCCCGGCTACACCTTCGACTTCTTCCTCGCCGCGAAGCTGCACCGCACCGTCGGGGAACTGCACCGGACGATCTCCAACGACGAGTACATGGCCTGGAACGTCTACTACGCACGCGAGCAACAGGATCAGCAGTTGGCCAGGAGGTGAGCGGTGGACGTCAAGGTCGGCATCGAGGGCCTGGCGCAGTTCAACCGCGGCCTACGCAAGCTCGACAAGGAGGCGCCCAAGGGCCTGCGCGTCGCGCTGAACAGCGTCGCCGAGCTGCTGGTCGACGAGACCCGCAAGCAGATCCCGCGCCGCACCGGCGCCGCGTCGGCCAGCCTCAAGGCGCAGTCGACCCGGACTAGCGCCCGGGTCGCCGTCGGCGGCAAGAAGGCCCGCTACTACCCGTGGCTCGACTTCGGTGGGAAGACGGGCATCCACAAGAGCGTCCACAGGGACTTCTTCAAGGAAGGCCGCTACCTGTACCCGACGCTCGGCCGGATCCGCCCGGACATCGAGAAGGCCCTCGGTCAGGCCCTGGTCGCCGTGGCCCGTGACGCCGGGCTGGAGGTGGACTGATGGCCGGCAACACCGTCAAGCTCGAATTCGCCGGTGACGCCGACAAGCTGGCCAAGGCATCCAAGCAGGCGCAGGGCTCCCTCGGCGACGTCGAGAAGGCCACCAAGGGCCTGACCGAGCAGAACACCAAGGCGGGCAAGGAGTCCGCCGACTTCACCGGCAAGATCGGCAAGCTCGGCGCGGGTGTCACCGGCATGACCGACGCGATCCAGAACGCGTCCGGCCTGCTCGGCGACTTCAACCAGATCCAGAACCAGGGCTACGAGAAGGCCCAGCGGCTCGCCCGGGCCAACCTCGACGTCCAGCAGGCGCAGGAGGACCTGAACCAGGCGCTGCGCGACAGCAAGCAGGCCGCGATCGACGCCGACCAGGCCGAGGTGGACCTCAAGCAGGCCCGCCTCGACCAGGCGACCGCGCTGACCGCGTACAACCAGGCCGTCAAGGAGCACGGCAAGAACTCCGTCGAGGCCAAGCAGGCGCAGATCGACCTCGCTCAGGCCGGGGTCGATGTCAAGCAGGCCCAGGAGGACTCCGCGCAGGCCACCCGCGACGCGGCGCAGGCCACCATCGACGCCAAGAGCGCCCAGCTCGACCTGAACGACGCCACCCGCGAGGCGCACCCGCCGGACACCGAGAAGTGGGCGCAGGGCATCGAGTCGTACGCGCCGCTGCTGCAGGGCCTGGTCGGGGTGATCGGCCTGGTGACGGCCGCCACGGAGGCCATGAAGGCGTCCACGATCGCGACCGCAGTGGTGCAGAAGGCCGCGGCGATCGGCGCGAAGGTCTGGGCGGCCGCGCAGTGGCTGGTGAACATCGCTATGGACGCCAACCCCATCGGGCTGATCATCCTCGGGATCGGCGCGCTGATCGCGATCATCGTGCTGCTGGTGAAGCACTGGGACGTGGTGAAGAAGGCCGGCGTCGTCGCCTGGAACTGGATCAAGGACGCGGCGTCGCACACCTGGGACTTCATCAAGAAGATCCCGGGCTGGATCGCCGGAGCGTTCAAGTCGGTTGTGTCCGCTATCACCGCACCGTTCCGGCGGGCGTTTAACGGCATCGCGGACGCCTGGAACAACACGATCGGCAGGCTGTCCTGGACCGTTCCCGGCTGGGTGCCCGGGATCGGCGGCAACTCGATCGGCGTACCCAACCTTCCGCACTTCCACTCCGGCATCGACAGTGTGCCCGGCGCACCCGGCTCGGAGATGCTGGCCGTCCTGCAGGCGGGTGAGCGCGTCATCCCGGCCAGCCAGAACGGCGGGGACACGGTGCACGTCGTGGTGAAGGTCGACCGAGACACGCTGCTCGACATCATCGCGAAGGGCAACCGGCGAGGGGGGCCGAGGGTTGCCTAAGCAGAGCGTCGCCGTCGAGCTGTACTACGACTCGGCGTGGCATGACCTGGTCGTCAACGACGAGGTGTTCGAGGAAGACCCGATCGTCATCAAGCGCGGACAGTCCGACGAGGGCTCAGCGTTCCGGCCCTGCTCCATCACCTGCATGCTCGACAACGCCACCGACAAGTACCGCACCAGCAATCCCGAGAGCGGCCTGTACGGCAAGGCGGGGCGGAACACGCCGATCCGGGTGAAGGTGGGCAGCACGGTCCGCGGCACCGCCGAAGCGTCCTCGTGGACGGCCGACGAGACGCAGGACTTCCGGCAGACGCCACGGCGCGGCAAGGCCTGGGTCGACATCGAGGCCGGCGGCCTGCTGCAGCGGATCGGCCAGTGGACCGAGCTCGTCTCGTCGACGATGGTCAAGGGGATGCTGTCGTTCGGCAGCCATCTGCTCGGCGTGTGGCCGCTCGAGGACGCGTCGACCTCGACGATCCTGAGCAACCTGCTGCCCGGCGGCGCACCGGCCACGTTCACCGATGTGACCCTCGGCGACAGCGAGCGCCCAGCCGGGTCGGCCCGCTCGGTGAAGCTCGGCACCGCCGGGAAGATCACCGGCACGTTCGCCACCTCGACCGCCTCCGGCTGGCAGATCTCGTTCGCGTTCAAGCTGCCCGCGCTGCCCGGCTCGGCCGCCTATGAGGAGTTCTTCTACTGGTACGACAGCCGCGGGCGTCGCTGGACGTGGGAGATCAACAACGCGAACTTCGCGTGGTCAGTGTGGGACGCCGACGGCACCCTGCTCGCCAACGCCGCCTCCTCCTACGGCGCGATCATCCCGGGCAGCTGGGTGCGGGTGAAGACGAAGGTGTCCGTGTCCGGGTCGACGCTCACCTGGGAGCCGTCCTGGTACGCCGAGGGGTCGTCGAGCGAGCTGGGCACCTCCGGCACCTTCTCCAGCAGCTCCACCGGCTACCTGAAGACCTGGACCGCGCAGACCGCCACCTACAACAACGGCGCCTGGTACACCGGCGTCTTCGGCATCGACAGCCTGTCGCCGCTGTTCAACGTCGGCGTCATCCAGGACTTCAACGGCCACGTCGAGGAGACCACCGGCGACCGCTTCGCCCGGCTCCTCGGCGACGCCGGTGTCAGTTACACCGTCCTCGGCGACTCCGCCCTGTCCGCGGCCATGGGCGGCCAGCCCGAAGCCACCCTCGCCGACCTGCTCAAGGAGATCGTCGACACCGAGGACGCGCTGCTGTTCGACGACATCGACGCCGTCGGCCTGGTGCTGCTGCTGCGTAACGCCCGGTACAACCAGACCCCGGCGCTCGCCCTGACCGTGACCGACCTGCCGGCCCGGCCGCGCGAGGTCGCCGACGACTTGGGCGTGCACAACGTCGTCACGGCCGCGCAGCGCGACGGTGGCCAGTACACCGCGCGGGACGACACCGGGCCGCTCGGTACCCAGTCGCCGCCGGACGGGGTGGGTGAGGCCAAGCAGACCGTCGACGTCAACGTCGCCGCCGAGGCAAGCGACCTGCCGCAGCAGGCTAATTGGTGGCTGCGCCGGGGGACGGTGAATCTGCCGCGCTACCCGCAGGTGACAGTCGACCTCGGCGCGAAGCCGTCGCTGGTCACCGCGGCCGAGTCCGTGGACGTCGGTTCGGTCATCACGATCGACGGTTTCCGCGAGTACACCATCCGGCTGTACGTGCTCGGCTGGACCGAGACCATCGGCACGCACACCCGGACCATCACCTTCACCTGCGCACCCGACCAGCAGTTCCAGGCGGGCGTGTACGACTCGACCGCGAACCGCTACGACCTGCGTACCTGCACTCTCGGCAGCAGCTATACCGCCGGGGATACGGTGCTGCTGTTCACGATCACCGATGATGAGGCCTGGTCGACCACCTCGACGCCGTACGACCTGCTCATCTCCGGCGAGCGGGTCACCGTGACCAGCATGAACGCCCGTACCGGCACTGGCCCGTATGGGCAGATCGCCACCGTCACCAGAGCAGTCAACGGCGTCGCCAAGGCCCTGCCCAGCGGCGTAGAGGTCCACATCGCGACCCCGGGGAGGTGGGCACTGTGACGACCGTCAACGGTGGGGACGTCATCTATGCGGCCGACGTCAATCAGTTCAACACCCGCGTCGCCACGAACAAACTGACCAGCGACTCGACGACGTGGGGGGCCGCCGAGGCCGTGGCCACGTCCGTCACCGCAACCTTGGTATCCGGCCGCCGGTACGAGGTCAAATTCGTCGGGAAGATCTCCTCGGACGTCTCCGGGGACACCGACAA